GTCTCCGACGAGCCACGGGCAAAGTGTAACATCGCCAATGGTAGTAGGCTCATGAACAACAGTAATTCCAGGAATATACTTGCCGAACTCGACAGAGTGTATATCTCGTTTGTCTTTGTAATAAAGATCATGATTGCCAGGAAAGAAATAAAATTGATCAAACGCCTTACCGAGCTTTTCCAGGGCCCTAAGACTATAGTCCATAGTAGTGATATTAAGACTGTTGCGATTGTGATGCCAATCACCCATAAAAATTCCAACATCACAACCTTGCTCCTTGGCTTTAGCAATATACCAGTCTACAAAGTCTTCGCAGTCCTGGTTATGTACTTGGCTGTTAGACTTTAACCCAAAATGTATGTCAGTGAAACAGGCTACTCGTTTAAAAAGGTTACTCAATATAGTATCTCCATTCATCTATTATAGTTGTTTTACAGCTACAGGTCAATCGGTAGTTTCGTCGAATCGTTTGACCGCGGCAGCGTGTTCTCCAGATCCTGTTCTTGAGTAACTTGGATTCATTCCGTTGATTTCTAACAGGTCATCACGGATATTTTGATTACGTTTTTCCAAGTTAATAATGCGTACAAAGCTGTTAGTAACAGCGGCAGTAAAGTAGGCAAACGGATTATCAGATTTACTCTCATCAAACTGCAAACCAATTTGTGTTAATTGTAAAATAGCCTGCCCACGCATTTCGTCGTTATAGGTATAACCACGGACATTGCCGCGAGTAGCATATCTTTCGCATAGTTTAATGTACATGCGAGCCAATGTATTGGTAATCTGCCCGTGATCCTTATTGAACTTGCCTTTTTCTAAATCACCCTTCCAATGACTTTTGCCAACGCATACTAAAATATCGTTTTCGTCAAACTTCCAATGTTGGAAAGGAGGAAAGTTTACTTTGTCTCTATGATCTGCTAGAGTTTTAGGATTTTTCTTGCGTGTGCCGTTTAACGGAATATGATCAAATGACATAATACGGAAAATAACATCAGTTTTGGCAATTTTCTTATAATCAATCTCAGTATCTGCTTGCTTGACTTTATCGCCTAGTGTTTTTCGACGTTGGTATTCTTCTTGCCCAATACGCTTAGCCTGAGCACGTTTTGCTTCAGCAATAGTTCTAATGTTAACTTTGTCTACGTTAGGTAGTATAAGATCATATCGATGGTATGCAGGATCAGTAAAACTACAAAATGTATTCTTGCTTTTATGTATTTCTTCTAGTAGATCTTTGTTGTTTAGATAATTAACTTTCATTGTAGTCCTATTTTATAATATTATAAACTATGCACTTAATTTTGTCAACTAAATAGAGTAACAAAGGAGTCCATAATGGGATTTGACTTAGGTTCAAGTATTGGGTCGGTTGTTAGCCAAGCACAATCTATTGGCTCGTCAATTAGTGGAGCAATGGGCGGATTGCAAGGAGCATTAGGCACTGCTAGCAAATTAGCCGGCGCACTTAATAATTTATCCAACCCTGCCGGACTGATATCAGCATTACGAAGCATTAATTTACCAGGCGGTGGCGGTAGCGGATCTGCAGCCGCTGCAACACGAGTTCAATTTTCAGGACCTGGTAATTCGGATGATTGGCGTGTGCGTTTGTCAATCCCTCCAAACTTTTTTGCATCAAGTGATGTCCTTGCTCCGTTGCAACGAGCTGGCGGCCTAGTATTTCCATACACTCCTACAATTGGTATTTCACATAGTGCCAGTTATGATGATGTTGCAATTACACATCAAAATTATCAATTCATGGCCTATCAGAATAGTAAAGCAAATGCAATTTCTGTATCAGGACCCTTCAACGTTGAAGATGCTGTACAAGCACAATATTGGATTGCTGCTGTACACTTTTTAAGATCGGCTACAAAAATGTACACAGGAGACGGTGACTCGGCAGGCAGTCCTCCTCCTATCTTATCGTTAAACGGCTACGGCGATTTTGTTTTTAAGAATGTTCCTGTAGTAATTACTAGTTTTAGCATTGACCTGCCAGCCGATGCAAATTACATTGCTACTACAATGGGCACAGCAGGATTTAGCGGATTTGGCACAGCATCTGGTGGTGCTGCATCTACAATCTCAGGTGTGGCCGCACTAAGTTCAGGATTAGCAGGTGTAGCAGGCGCCCTTGGCGCAGGCAAACTAGCAACTACGTTAGGCGGCATAGGAGCAGTTGGCGGAACCATTGGCGGAGTTGCTAGCTTATTAAGTGGCGGCGCAGGCCAAGGCCTTGGCGGAGCATTTCCAACAGCAAGCGGCAACACCCATGTGCCGAATAAGAGTACATTAACAGTTACCCTACAGCCAGTATACAGCAGAGAAGCAGTTAGACAATTCAGCTTGCAAAAATTTGTAACAGGTGGGTATGTTAATGGATCAGGTGGATATATCTAATGGCAACATATTCTAATACAAGCCCCTGGGCAAATACTACAATCAATAATAATTATCTGGGAATTTTAAAAATACGCCCAGTAAGCGCAGAAGCTGATGATGCTATCTATACAATAGAACCTCAGTATAGCCATCGTCCTGATCTATTGGCACACGACCTTTATGGCACTAATAAATTATGGTGGGTGTTCATCCAACGCAACTTAGATATCTTGCAAGATCCTATCTATGATTTTATTCCGGGGACTAGAATTTACCTTCCTAAGAAATCAAGTTTAATAGATATATTAGGATTGTAATATGGGATTGTTTGATTCTGCACTTAATTCTGCAACATCGGCAATTAGCCAAGCTACTAAAGTTGTATCTAATATCGGCTTGGCTAGTGCATTAGGCTCAGTTAACGGTGCTATCAGCGGTATACAAAAAGCAGCAGCCAATGGAATAAGTAATCTTGGCACAGCCCTGTCATCGGCAATACCTGGTCAGATTGCCGGCGTTGCAGGCGCCCTTGGCCAAATACAACAACAGATATCAAACATTGTTGACCTAGGCAACCTCAGCAAGTCAATTAATTCGTCTGCAACCTCAGTAAATCTTAGAACTGAGTTGCCAATGGCAAATATATTACACAGTTATGCTAGTTATAATTATATTTTTACATTAAGCGTACTTGATGCCGCAAGCATAAATTTCCCAAACGAAACATACAAGAAAGGCCAGTTAGGTCAAGTTATTTTTAAAAGTGGTAGCGGAAGCCCCGATAATCGAGTAAAAACCGCATATGGTAAGTTTGATTTCTTTATGGATAATTTAACTGTAGGTAGCGTTATTAACTTAGACAAAGATACTGGTAATACTAACGCTACTAAAATAAATTTTAAAGTTACTGAAATTTATAGCATGGGATTGTTTTTTGAATCCTTACAAATTGCTGCTGAAGCCGCAGGCTATAAGAATTATATGGATGTTCCATTATTATTAACAATTGAGTTCAAAGGCCATTTAAATTCTGCGCAACAAGGAATTGCAGCAGATACACTATCTATAGAAAAAACAACAAAGCACTTTCCTTTAAAATTAAGCACTATTGAAATGAAAGTCACCGGTCGTGGTGCTGAATATGATGTGGCAGCATTTCCTTGGAATGAAAAAGGTTTTTCCAGCAGCTACTTACAACTTAAAACAGACATCACAATTAGAGGTAAAACAGTTGGACAGATGTTGCAAACTGGCGAAAGAAGTTTACAGGTTGTATTAAATGAACGTCTCAACGATGCAGCTAAGAAAAAAGGAATAGTTAAAGTACCTGATCAAATATTGATTATGTTTCCTAGTGACTTGACGTCTGGCGCGGCCGTTGACAATGAAGATTACGGTGGGTCAGCAACCCAATCTCCGAGCACAGGCGCAGTACAAGGCGGCGACTTACAAACTAAATTAAAAGTAGCCTTAAAGGCTAAAGACGAAGGCGGAAACGGAACCTTAATACAAGAAGATGGAGACATGAATTCGTTAGGACGATCTAGTATGGGATTTAATCCCGAGAGGATCGGCGATGCGTCTTTTGCCAAAGATGGATTAGTCTACGATGAAAAAGCTAAAGTGTACACCCGAGGAAACATTGCAATAGACCCAACTGAAGGAACATTTAAATTCTCGCAAGGTACAGATATCCCTAACGCTATAAATCAAGTCATGTTAATGAGCGACTATGGCCGCCAAGCACTGACTAGCACACAAACATCTGACACTGGAAAAATTCCATGGTGGCGCATTGAAGCGCAGGTATATACCATTCCATCAGATGACAATTTAGATAAAACTGGAGTTCAACCAAAACTTATTGTGTATCGTGTAGTACCATTTGGTATTGATGCATCAAGCTTCATGCCAACAAACACTGCTAACCCTAAAGTTAAGCAAGCAAAAAAACAAGCAGTCAAAGCATACAACTATATCTACACAGCTAAAAATTTAGATATTATAAATTTTGATATTAAATTTAAAGCGGCGTTCTATTCCGCTATGTCTGCAGATGCAGGAAAAAATAACGAAGGCGCTCAAAGAGCAAAAGAATCGTCCGGTGCAAATGCTGCTCAAGATGCAGAATCAGTAGCACCAGAATCTGGAAATAAAACGCCATTAGCCGGCGAAGCAACAAAAGAAATACGCAGTGATGTAATCAAAACAGATACTGGTACTGGTACCAGTGGCCGCGAAACTCCTGAGACTAGAGCTGCAAGAGAATTTCAAAATAATGTACTAAACAATCCTTTTGACATGGTTAATACTACACTAACTATTTTAGGCGATCCGTATTATCTAGGTGACAGTGGAATGGGCAACTACACTGCACCTAAGTCACAATATGAAAATATGACGGCTGATTACAGCATTGATTATCAAACTGGAGAAGTTGATATTACTGTAGATTTTAGAACTCCTATTGACCTCGATATGAGTAAAGGTGCGTATGAATTTGGCCCGACAAAATTAGTAAATCAGTTTAGCGGATTATATCAAGTTACTAGAGTCGAAAGTACGTTTAATCGAGGAAGATTTACGCAAGTATTAACGTTGATTAGGCGTGCAGGTCAGACCAGTGATCCTTCTGCAGATGCAGGCGGCACAATTAAACTTATTAAAGATACACAAGATGTTAAGCCAGCAGTTGCAGATGGTGCAACTGGTACTGGGGAACTTAGAACACCGGCAGAAATACAACAAAGCACCGATCTTGCAGGATTTGACGGATAATTATGGCAGAAGATACAAGAAACCCCGCATCTGAAGGTAGGAAAACAGACCCAGGCCCGTTCTTGGCTAAAGTTATTAGCCACCACGATAAAAATTACATGGGCATCCTTGAGGTGCAATTATATAGAGAAGTTGGTAACGATGATGCGGCAGAAGGACAACTTCTTCAAGCAAGATACCTAAGCCCATTCTACGGAGTTACTAGCGTTGATTATGTTAGTGATGCTGAAGACACCTATAATAACACACAAAAAAGTTATGGCATGTGGATGATCCCGCCCGATGTGGGATCTACAGTAATGATCATCTTTGTTGAAGGGCAAGGATGGTTCTGGATGGGATGTGTACTGGACGATAAAATGAATTTTATGACTCCTGGTTATGCATCAACATACTATAATGTAGAAGACTCTAAGACTACTGATAAAGAACGAGTACCGGTTGCAGAATATAATAAAGTTATCGGTGCTGAAACTCTTGACTCAACTACCATTACTAAACCTGCAACACCGCAAGAAGTTGTCCTTAATGATCAAGGATTGCTAGAAGATGATATCCGAGGAATTACCTCAAGCAGTGCTCGCAGGGAAACACCGTCGATGGTCTTTGGAATTTCAACACCTGGCCCACTTGATAAACAAGATGGCTCTAAGACAGGTGCGGTAGGGAAACGAGAATATAGGAATCAAAATACATTTGTTAGCCGATTAGGCGGCAGTAGTTTTGTCATGGACGATGGTGATGACAAATACTTACGAAAAACTAAAGCTGGCGATGGCCCACCAGAATATGCTCGAGTAGAAAATCAAGAAGATGACGGCAATCCTACATTATTACACAATGAGTTAATGAGATTTAGGACTCGAACCGGTCATCAAATATTAATGCATAACACTGAAGATTTAATCTATATTGGCAATGCTAGGGGAACAACTTGGATTGAGTTAACCAGTGACGGCAAGATAGATATTTTTGCACAAGACAGCGTTAGTGTACATACTAAAAACGATTTAAATTTCTATGCAGATAGGGATATCAATATGGAAGCGGGTCGAAACTTTAATCTTAAAGTAGCAGAACGCCATCAAACTGAAGTAGGAATGGATAAGATTACAATTGTAAACGGCAACGTTGTAATACAAGTTGATGGCACACAAGATGAAACAATTACGGGCGCACACACTCAATCGTTTGAAGCAACATGGGATGTTACAACAGGCGATCAAACTAACATAACAGTAGGTGGCGGCTTTGATCTTAATACTAGCGACGCCAACAAGTTAACTTCTGGTAGTAACATGGAAATAAGTGCTGCAAATACAACAATATCCGGCGGCAATATTAATTTTAACGGCCCTGCTGCTGCATCAGCAGGTTCAGCTACCGCAGCAACCCCACCAGAGCCCCTTCCAACAATTGATAATCCTACGGAAACAGATGGTGAAACAATAACTAGTATTATGGCAAGGATTCCAACAATGGAACCATACCCACATCACGAAAACTTAGATGGTACGCTGTTTAAACCAGATGCAACTGACAGAGAAGCCGCTACTGCTATAGAAATTCCTCCAGCTTGGAAACAATATACAACGATTGAAGATACCTTTGTTAGACTTGCTACTCCGGCAGATCCTGAAGATGATAATACAGGCGCATAAATATTACTATGTCAGCTAATCCTAAACTATATGATAAAATTGTTTTACCGGGTGTTAAGACGCAGCAAAACGTTCCCGGTACAAAAACCTATAAAGGATTTAGCACAATTTCGCCTGATGCCGCAAGTTTTGCACTATACGATCTTGCTCTAATTAAGCAGGACATACTTAATCACTTTCATATACGCCAAGGCGAAAAATTAAATGATCCAACATTTGGCACAGTAATCTGGGATATTTTATTTGAACCATTGACTGAAGAACTAAAGCAGTTGGTGGCAAAGAATGTTGAAGACATAATTAACTATGACCCGCGTGTTCGTGCTGACCAAGTTATCATCACACAGTATGACAGTGGTCTTCAAATTGAATGTAGATTAACCTACCTTCCATACTACATACAAGAGTCTATACAGCTGAAATTTGATCAAGCTAATGGACTAATGAATTAAACTCCTACATAATAAACTACGCTAAATACTCAATAATTGGGAAGGGCGTATGTCAGCAACTGATCGACAAAATAGATTACTGGTAGCAGAAGATTGGAAACGTATATACCAGACGTTTCGTAATGCAGATTTCCAAAGCTACGACTTTGAAAATCTTCGCAGAGTAATGATTAATTATATCCGTGAAAACTATCCGGAAGATTTTAACGATTACATTGAAAGTTCAGAGTACTTGGCCCTTATCGACCTAATTGCATTCCTTGGTCAAAGCATCAGTTTCCGCACAGATTTAAACGCTCGTGAGAACTTTTTAGAGCTAGCAGAACGTCGTGACAGCGTATTACGCCTTGCCCGCTTGCTTAGTTATAACCCAAAACGTAACATTGCAGGCTCTGGATTATTGAAATTCACAGCAGTACAGACTACTCAAACAGTAGTTGATTCCAACGGCCGAAACCTAGTTAATCAAGTAATTGGTTGGAATGATCCAGCTAACGCTAACTGGTATGATCAGTTTATTAAAATTATAAATGCAGCATTGCCTGCAAGTCGTCAGTTTGGAAACCCCGATGATAAAGCTGACATTTACAACATTCCTACTGAACAATACCGCTTTCAAGCTGCTAATGTCAGCGTGCCAGTTTACGCATTTGCAAAAGCCATTGATGGTCGAAACATGAGTTTTGAAGTAGTGTCTACTACGTTCAAAGGCGCGGAAGAAATCTACGAAGAACCGCCGGCAATTGGTAACAGATTAGGATTTGTTTATCGTAATGACGGCCGAGGCGCCGGCAGTACTAATAGCGGATTCTTCCTACATTTTAGACAAGGAATTTTAAACCAAGGAACATTTACAATCGATCAACCTGCAACTAATGAAACAGTTGACCTTGATGCAGTTAATGTTAACAACACCGACGTATGGTTATATCGTTTAAATCAAACAGGTGTTGAGTCAGAATATTGGGCTAAAGTTCCAAGCCTTGAAGGTAATAACATTATCTATAATAGCTTAAACAAATCTATTAAAAACATTTATAATGTTACTACTCGTTCTAACGATCGTATTAGTTTAGCATTTAGTGATGGCACATTTGGTAACTTACCGCGAGGCACATTTAGAGTTTACTACCGTGCAAGCAACGGTATTAGTTATACAATCAATCCTCGAGATGTTAAAAATGTAGTTATTGAAGTTCCATATGTATCCAATGTTGGACAAGCTGAAACACTAACGTTAACCTTAAGTTTACAAACATCAGTAAGTAATTCTACAGAAGCTGAATCTAACACCAGTATTAAAAATAATGCACCTTCTACCTATTATACACAAAATAGGATGATTACTGCTGAAGATTATAATCTAAGCCCGCTTGGAATTAATCAAGAAGTTATAAAAGTCAAAGCAGTTAATAGAAGTGCCAGCGGCATTAGCCGATACTTTGACCTAGTTGATCCTACTGGCAAATATAGTAAAACTAATTTGTTTGGTGATGACGGCGCTCTATATAAAGAAGAATATACTAGTAGTTTTAAGTTTAATTATACTACCCGCACAGATATCGAAGCAGTAATTTATAATCAAGTGTATGAAACATTGAAGACAACGCAGCTTCGTGATTTCTACTATTCTAAGTTTTCCAGGGTCACAATTGACAATATTACATGGTATAGTAAAACAGTAGACACTAATCAATCAACTGGATTTGTTGGTTCACTTGGTGTTCCGTCTCAACTTGGCACATATACAAACACTAATTTACGATTTGTAACTGCCGGCGTACTATTAAAATTTACGGCACCACCTAACAAATATTTCAATAAATCCAATGACAATAAATTAGAAACTATCAACCCCGCAAAACCTGCTGCAAATTCAACAGATTCGTTATGGGTAAAAGTAATATCTGTTGTAGGTGACGGCACAAATGGCGGCACTGGTGTAGTTGCTAACGGGTCTGGAACAGTAATACTAAACGATATTGTTCCAGAAACTGCAATTTTATTAGAAATTATTCCGGCATGGAAGGCAACTATTAACTCTACAGTAATTGCCACTATGGTAGATTTAATATTTTCAAATAAGCCATTTGGCCTACGATACGACACTGAAACAGCTACTTGGAAAATTGTATTTGAAGTTAATTTAAATACTTTGGAAAATTTTAGTACAGCAAATCAAGGTAATAATTCTAATCAACAAAGAGATGCTAGCTGGTTAATATTGTTTACTACTAATACTGAATTTTATACAGTAACATCTAGATTAATTAGATATATTTTTGAAAGCGATAAACAGATTCGATTTTTCTTTGATGCAAGTGATAAAATTTATGATACACGTACTAATACTATTGTAAAAGATAAAATAAAAGTATTAGGAATTAATACAGCGCCACCAACATTTATTAATCCATTTACCTATGACCGTGAGTGGGAAATTACTGAAGAATATACTGGCTTAGATGGGTATGTTGATACAAAGAAAATTCAAGTTACATTCAGCGATACCGACGATGACAGTGTAGTTGATAACCCAGAATTGTTTGAAGAAATTGTTGATCAAATGGATGTACAAAACCCAGTTAGTGATAATAACAAATATGTAATTCTTGAGAGATATGTAATTGCCTACGGACAAGAAGATTATAAATTATTTAATAATAGTAATGGTACTGTTACTATTTTAGATACTCAGCCAACAAATACATCAAGTTATACTACCGGACAATATTTTTATTTTAAAGATGCAGGGGTAGTTAAACAATTCAATAACGGTAATTTTACATTATCTTTAAATTACAAAGTATACAATGGCCGCAGAGATGTTAAGTTTCAGTATATTCATAATGCAGATTATGAATCTCGTATAGATCCAGGATTAACAAATATTATAGATACATTTATTTTAACCAAACAATATGATAAAACATATCGTCAGTGGTTAGCTGGTTCTCGTACTACTGAACCACTGGCACCTAGTACTGACTATTTGTATACATTACTGTCTACTGATCTTAATAAGATTAAATCAATTAGCGACGAACTAATTTATCACCCAGTAAAATATAAAGTATTATTTGGAGAAAAAGCATCATTAGATGTACAAGCAACTTTTAAAATTGTAAAAAATTCAGAAATTGTTATTAGTGATAATGATGTTAAGTCAAGAGTACTATCAGCGATCAACGAATTTTTTACACTTGAAAATTGGGATTTTGGTGACAGTTTTTATTTTAGTGAGTTGTCGTCTTATGTAATGAGTCGACTAACTCCTAACATTGTAAACTTTTTAATAGTACCTAAAGATACTACATTATCTTTTGGTGGCCTCTACGAAATACGATCAGAAAAAGATCAAATTTTTATCAATGGTGCAACCATTGACAACCTTGAAATTATATCAGCTGTAACTGCTAGTAAGATTAACAGTAGCGGAACAATAACTATGACATCATCTACATTAAGTACACAGTCTATTACTAGTGGGAGTTACTAATGGCAAATAACGATCAAAACGAATTAGGCATTCCTTTGACAAGTTCAGACGGCAGAGAATCTGCTAATTTATTGCCAAGAATTTTTAGAACAGATAGTAACAAAAAGTTTTTACAAGCCACTTTAGATCAGCTAACTCAGCCAGGCACAGTTAAAAAAGTTAATGGTTATATAGGACGCCAAACTGCAAAAGCAGTAACATCGGCAGATATTTTTGTAACTGCTGCTGATACTATTCGTCAAAATTATCAATTAGAGCCAGCAGCAGTTATTCAAGATTATCTTGGTAATACTAACTTTTATAAAGATTATATTGACCATATAAATCATATCGATGTATCTGGCGGCAATGTTCAAAATCATGAAAGAGTGAACAGTCAAGTATCATATTCTTGGAATCCGCACATGAATTGGGATAAGTTTGTTAATTATCAACAATACTATTGGTTGCCTTACGGCCCAGCCCCTATTGAAATCGCCGGCCAGCAGCTCGCTATAGAAAGTACATATACAGTCGAAGCTGTCGATGAATCTGACAATTATGCATTTTTATTCTCACCTGATGGACTAACTCGTAATCCTACGTTAACGTTGTATAGAGGCCAAACTTATACTTTTGTAATTGATAGCTTGGGTAATCCTTTTAGTATTAAAACTTCTAGGGTAGCAGGAGATCTAGAAAGGTATACAATTGGAGTGTCTACATCAGCAGTTGAATCCGGCACCATAACATTTACTGTTGGTGTTAATGCCCCTGATGTATTATACTATGTTAGCGAAAATAGTGCCGACACCGGCGGTGTATTTCATGTATTAAATATTGACAATAACACTTACTTGAATGTTGACGCTGATATTTTAGGTAAAAAAACATATACTATGAGCAGTGGTATGCCGTTGTCAAACGGTATGAAAGTAAAGTTTACCGGTAACATATACCCTACAAATTATGCTACTGGATATTGGTATGTTGAAGGCATTGGAACTGCTATTCGTTTAATTTCTGAATCTGATCTTGAAATTATTGGTTCGTATTCTCAAGAAAAAGCATTGTTGTTTGATGACGGCGCATTCGATCAAAGTCCTTTTAGTACAGCAACTTCTTTCCCGCAGAAAAAAGATTACATTCTAGTTGCCCGCGGAAGTATAGATAGAAACCCGTGGAGTCGATATAATCGTTGGTTCCATCAAGATGTGATTATTGCAGCGGCCACAGCCGCCGGACAGGTGCCGTCCCTAGATCAATCTGCTCGAGCAATTCGTCCAATTATTGAATTTGATGCCGGTTTAAAATTATTTAATTTTGGACACAAAGCAAAGACAAATGTTACGTTAATTGATACATTTACTACAGATGTATTTTCAACCATTGAAGGTACACTTGGATACAATATTGATGGCGTGGATCTTGCAGAAGGTATGAGAGTGTTGTTTGCAGCAGATACTGACTTATTAGTTAAAGGCAGAATCTTTAATATCAATTTTATAAATGTAACAGTACCTGGTCGCCAAATAGGATTCTATGCTTTGCCAGGAATTGATCCAACGACTAATACTATAACTATAGAAACTAATCTGTTAACAAATGCAATTGGCCACGGCCTAACAACAGGGAATCAGGTATTATATCTTAATAATGGAAATACTAGTATTTCTGGATTGACTAACAGAAAAGTCTATTATGTTCAAGTACTTAATTCTACACAGATACAATTATATAATGATAAGAACTTAACAGTTGTTGCAGATATTTTTGCTACAGGTTCAGACGTTCATAAATTAGAAGTCTTTTCAGGTTTACGTAGACAAATTAATTTAGTTGAGGCTGATGATAGTCTTCCGTTAGAAAACGAAACTGTACTAGTTGAAGCAGGGGTAGTAAATCAAGGAACCATGTATTGGTATACTGGCACTACATGGAAAATTGGTCAGACCAAAACTCTAGTTAATCAACCACCGTTATTTGATATATTTGATGCTACTGGAATAAGTTACGGAAATGCATTAGTATATGATGGAACAACATTTGTGGGTAACAAACTATTTTCGTATAAGATGGGTACTGGTACTACCGATAGCGAATTAGGATTCCCGTTAGCCTATCAAAATATAAACAACATTGGCGATATTAGTTTTGAGTTTAATTTAATAGCAGACAGTTTTACCTACAAGAAAGTTGTTGATATTATTACTACTGCTACGGATGTTGGGTTCTTAAAATCAATTTTAGGACTGACCACCTTTAATTATGTTAATGGTTGGAAAACAACTCAAATCACAAATTTACAACCTATTGTAAGAATTTATAAAGAAAGTGGTCTAGTTAATAATTTTCCTATCGATGTATATTCTAATGTAGATGAGCTAGATGATTTAGAAGTCAGAGTATATATTAACGGTAAACGTCTAGCAAAATCTAACTATACAATTTCTACTAATGTTGTTAGAAAATCTGTAGTGTTAATAACTAATGTTTCTTTGACTGATGTAGTTACACTAAAATGTTTTTCAGCGCAACAAAAAAATAATAACGGATATTATGAAGTTCCAGTTAATCTGCAAAATAATCCACTGAATAATAATTTATCAGAATTTACATTAGGTCAAGTAATTGATCACGTTGATACTATTATTGATAACATTGATACATTTGTTGGCACATATCCAGGAACTAGTAATCTAAGAGATATTGGGAATATTACACCTTACGGTACACGTTTTATTCAACATTCCGGCCCAGTAAATCTAAGTTTATACCATTTTGGCTCAACAACTGCTAACGTGTTTAAAGCTCTTGAACAAGCTCGAGATGACTATAGTAAATTTAAACGAGCATTTATCGTAGCAGCGTCAAGTTCGGGAATTGATACAGATACTCGTCGACATGTTGACTATGTATTATCAGACCTAGCAAAAGATAAATCAACAAATCGTCCTTATTACCTATCAGATATGTATGGATATGCCGCATCAAATATATCTGAATATATAGTATTAGATCCTCGCACTAAAATATATCCTTTGACGGTAGCATTTAATTTAACAGTGTTATCAAACAAATCTGTTAACATTTACCTCAATGATGTTCAGCTTGTAGAGGGACGTGATTATACATTTGGTACAGATGTATTCTTTGAAATATTAACTGATCTAGCAGAGGGAGATATCCTTACTGCGGTAGAATACGAAAGTACTGACGGATCGTTTTGTCCGGCTACTCCTACTAAATTAGGTTTATACCCTAAATTTATTCCTTCTAAATTTTTAGATACTACTTACTTAGAACCAACCGAAGTTATACAAGGCCACGACGGTAGTATAACAATTGCCTTTGGCGACTACCGCGATGATTTAATTTTAGAATTAGAAAAACGTATCTTTAACAATATTAAAGTACAATATAACCCTGACATTTTTAATATCTATGATTACATTCCTGGATATGACAGAGCAACAATGTATTCAAAAGAAGAATACGAGACTATATTAAGTACCTTCTTTTATCAATGGACTAACTATGTTGGACAAGATTTTACCAAACAAAATGTTGAATGGTGGGACAGATTAAATCCATTTACCTTTAATTACCGTGGTAATTATGCATCTAATGGTTCGCCTGTTCCTGCATACTGGAGAGGTGTATACCGCTGGCTATTAGATACAGATCGTCCGCATACTCATCCATGGGAATGTTTGGGATTTAGCTTACCTCCTCATTGGTGGCAAGAAGTGTATGGTCCGGCGCCATACACTAGCAATAACTTAATCATGTGGGATGATATTCGTCAAGGAATAATTAGAGAGCCAAATAAACCTATTAGACGATTAGAAAAATTTGCAAAATCAGTGTTGTCTAAAGGAACTCCTGTAACTGAAACAGGCGAGTTACAGGACCCATTAAACTCTAATTTTGTTAGCGGTCCAATCAAACCAACTGCTGAAGGATATTATGCATTTGGTGATGTTGGCCCAGTTGAGTCAGCATGGAGACGTTCGGGACATTATCCTTTTGCAATTATTCAAGCAGCATTATTAATGCAACCTAATAAAGTGTTAGGTACTTGTTTGGATAGAAGTCGAATTGTGCGAAACCTCAGCGGTCAACTAGTATACTCTACTAGTGGCCTACGTATTCGCCTTGCTGATATTGTGCTACCATCTACCGCAGCAAGTACTTCAAGAGTATTAACGTCTGGGTTAATTAATTATATTATTGACTATCTAACTAATGATACAACTTTTTTAATCAAACAATATCAGACTGATTTAGACACGTTAACTAATAATCTTGGAATTAAGTTAGGTGGATTCACCGCAAAGAATAAATTTAAATTGCTATTAGATAGCAAGAACCCAACTAGTACTGGAAGCATTTTTATTCCTGAAGAAAATTATACTGTTTTCTTAAATACCTCGTCAGCAGTTAAAAAAGTAACCTACAGTGGTGTGGTTATTACTAAACATTCTGACGGATTTGAAATAAGCGGATACAATAATGAACTGCCATACTTTAATTATAACCCATGGTTAGAATCTGCTAGGACTATCACCGTAGGCGGCATTTCTGAAAGCTATATAGTTTGGTCTGCAGGAAAACGATATGTAGCAGGCGGCATTGTATTTTACGGTAATCGATATTACAGAGTAAATGTTACTCATACAGCAACTGATACATTTGATAATACATTATTTTCTAGACTTGCAGCACTACCAGTCTCAGGTGGCCGTAATGCTGATATTAGAAAATCTTGGGATACTACATTAGTACTAACTCTTGGGTATGGTACAAAATTGTCTACAGTACAAGAAGTAGTTGATTTCCTGCAAGGGTATGGTTCTTACTTGTCAGAACAAGGATTTATATTTGACGATTTTAATACTACATTAAAGTCTATTACCAACTGGGAAACCGCAGTAAAAGAATTCATGTTCTGGACAACTCAAAACTGGGGTGCTGGAGCAGTTCTATCGTTAAGTCCTGCTTCAAATAAAATAACACTAACAACTACTAAGAGTATAGTTAATGATTTATTAGATCCGTTTTTTGGTTACAAAATATTTAGAGTAGACGGTCAAAAATTAGAACCTGAATTTACTAATACCTATAGAAACGATGCTACTAGTGAATTTTCAATAACACCTACTAATACTACCCACGGAATATATGGCGCAGTATTTTATATGATACAGAAAGAGCATGTATTGATTTTAGATAATCGAACATTGTTTAATGATGTAATTTACGATCTTGAACCAGGATACCGTCAAGACCGTGTTAAAGTTATAGGGTACATTAGTCAAAATTGGAACGGGGGGTTTAATATTCCTGGATTTATTTTTGATCAAGCTAGAATTAATGATTGGTCTATGTGGACTGATTACAAGCTAGGTGATATTGTAAAATACAAAGAATTTTATTATTCTGCATTATCAACTCTTCCAGGAGTGCAAGAATTTAATGCCGCTGATTGGGCAATGCTCGCCAGTAAACCTACTGCAAAGATGGTTGCTAACTGGGATTATAAATCTGAACAATTTACTGATTTTTATGATTTAGATACTGATAACTTTGATGCTGAGCAACAAAAATTTGCTCAGCATTTAATAGGATACCAGAAACGTCAGTATCTTGAAAATATTATTAAAGACGATGTAAGTCAATATAAATTTTATCAAGGAATGATTATTGAAAAAGGTACACAGAATGTGCTTAATAAATTGTTCGATGTACTCAGCGCCGACGGCATGGAAAGTTTAACTTTTGACGAAGAATGGGCAGTCCGTGTTGGCGATTACGGAGCAGTAGCAGCATTTGATGAAACAGAATTTATCTTAGATGAATCCCAATTTAAAATTAATCCACAACCCGTTGAACTAGTATCAACAATTGACCCTACTATTGTAGATTTTGTCTATAGACAACGTCCATCAGATGTCTATATTAAACCGTTAGGATATAATAACGATATATGGGCAGTAACAGGTACTAAACAATATCTACGTACTCCAGGATTTGTTAGGTATGAGGATGTATTATTAAGTGTTGATACACTAACTGATGCGTTACAAAATGACATTAGCACTTTTACTGAAGGTGACTATGTATGGTGTGCATTTGAAAATATGTTGAACAGTTTTAAAGAAAGATGGAATGTCTACAGATTTACGCAAAGTGCATTTACTGTAACAGATGCAACATATTCATATAATTCTACTAGCAAAATTGGTGAGTTAACTATTACTTGCAATACAGCTCCGACAGTAGAAGCAGGTGACATACTAGGAATTAAAAATTTTAATATTCCTAAAGACGGATTTTACACAGTACACTCAGTTGATTCTAATGATATTATTATTAGAACAATAGTAACCGGATGGGAACCGCTGGCAGACCCTACACTAATAGTGTTATATCAATTCATTCCTTGTTTGTTTAATTCAATTGATGATGTAAATGATAACTTGCCAACTAGCATTAAGTCCAACGAATTAGTATGGACTAAAGACTCTGGCAATGGTACTTGGGGAGTATACAACAATAATAAAGTATATAATTCTTTTAATATTGATGTTGCTACTATTCCTGACCTTACTGGAATAAATTTTGGAAAGAAAGTTTCACTATCTCAAACTGGAACAACTGCTGTTGTAACAGATGCAGATCAGGTAATCATCTTAGATAGAAAAAATATAATTTCAACGTATGATGCAGCTCCGGCATACAATTGGATTCAGAATCAATCAATAGTATTAGATCCCACAATTGCAGATATTGCAGATCAAGAATTTGGTGCAGAAACTGCATTATCTGCAGACGGCATGTGGCTAGCAATAGCAGCTCCATTTGCAGATAACGTTGGTAGCAGCGGATACAATAATCAAGGTTATGTATCTCTATACTATAAAACATTAGGTACTGGCTACACGCTAGTTGACACTAAGACAGGTGCAGGTGCCGCCAGTTTGTTTGGATCTAAACTAGTATTTGCTAAATCAGGCAATACTTACATACTAGCAGTATCGGCAGCTAATACTGTATATTTTTATCAAACTACTGGAACTAGTAGTTGGACTAGTTATGCAGCTTCCTTGTCAATACCCAATGTTAAAAATATTTCACTATCTGAAACAGGTAACAAATTTGCCGCAGCAGTACCAAGTGCTGTTTCGAATAAAGGCCAGGTAAAATTATATACGTTAACAATGGGCAACTATGGCTCGCCAATCACGCTCGCTGGTACTGCATCAGATGATAGATTTGGTGAAAGCATCTCGTTAACCCAATCTTCAAAGTATATTGCTATTGGTAGTAATATTGGTAATGTCTACATATACAATACTAGCAGTACCAGTGTACCCTATCAAACAATTTCAAGCATAACTAACAATAGCGGCGACCAATTTGGGACATATGTGCAATTTGCAAATAATGATTCTACATTAGTAGTATCTGCTATAGGTGTTAGCCGTGTAGACATTTATGATCTTTACGGTGCTAAATTTTTATACGGAGAAAGTGTTACCTCAACTGCGTCCAGTTACGGAGCATCAATCACCGCAGGTGATAATACAATTTTAGTAGGAGCTCCCAATTTCAACAGCTCTGCAGGTACAACATTTTCATATATTAAATCGTCGTTAGTAAAATCTTGGTCTTTAAGAGTTTATGAGCAGCTAAGACCTAATATTTCTAATGTTAAAAAAGCATATTTGTATAATAAAATAACTAACAAGATTGTAACATATCTTGATGTAGTTGACCCTATACAAGGTAAGATTCCTGGACCAGCCGATCAAGAAATTCGATACAAAACATATTTTGACCCGGCAACTTACTCTGTTGGAACTAATGCAGTCAATGTTGATAGCGGATTAAATTGGACTACTTCTCAAGTAGGAATGCTATGGTGGAATTTAACTCGTGCAAAATTTTTAGACAATCAGGGCGGGGAAGTAGTATATAGATCAACTACTTGGAATAAGTTATACAAGACTGCAAGTATTGACATCTATGAGTGGGTTGAAACTAAGTATCTACCAAGTGAATGGGACAAATTAGCAGATACTACTAAGGGCCTAACAGCCGGTATTAGTGGTACAAGCCTTTACGGTGATACCGTCTACAGTGTTAAAAACAAATATGACACTGTTGGGCAAAAATTAATCCCTACATATTATTTCTGGGTTAAGAATAAAAAAGTAATACCTAATGCTGCTGGTAGAACACTTACTGCTAGCAGCATTGCTAGTTTAATTTCTGACCCGATTGGCCACGGATATACTTGTGTTGCACCTACCGGCACAAGTAGTTTTAGTTTAGTTAATTTTAATAACTTATTAGAAGATACTGATGTAGTGTTAAATTTTCAAACTTGGGTAATTGATAATCATGATATTAATATGCACAGCCAATGGAAAATTATAAGCGAGCATGTTAACACTACAATACCTAAAAATATTGAAAACAAATGGATAGACAGTTTAATTGGTAAAGACAGCAACGATCGAGTTATACCTGACACCAATCTTCCAGTAAAAAATAGATATGGCATTGAGTTTAGACCTCGACAAGGTATGTTTGTTAATAGAGTAGAGGCACTCAAACAATATATAGAACGTGTAAATTCTATTTTAATGGATCATTTAATTGTTGACGATTTTGATATAAGTGATCTAATGTTATCAGACCCAATACCAACAGCAGTTTCTGGACTATGGGATAGTACAATTGATTTTGAAACTGAACTAAAATTTGTCGGAACAGCAACCTTAGTTGATGCAAAATTACGAGCTATAACAGAAAACGGAGTTATAATAGAGGTAATTATAGATAATGCAGGATACGGTTATAAAAATCCACCGCTTATTAAAATTTCAAGTTCCGGTAACGGAGCAGTACTTGTACCGGTGCTAGATGTTGCTGGCAGGATTATCAAAGTAAGTATAAAAAACTCTGGTCGCAATTATTTTGATGATACAATTTTAACAGTAAGATCTTACTCTGTTCTAGTACTAAGTGATACTAATTCTTTTAACAAGTGGAGCATCTACTCTTGGGATACTAAAGATAAACTATGGAATAGAGCAAGAAGCCAATCATACGATGTAACAAAATTCTGGAACTACACTGACTGGTACGCCGCTGGATATACACAGTTTACAAAAATTGACTATCTTGTTGATAATACCTATTATCTTGTAACGTTGTCTGCAAATATTGGCAGCATAGTTAAGGTAAAAAATATTGGAACAGGTGGTTGGTTATTATTAGAGAAATATAATAATTTAACAACTATTGATTATACACAAAATTATAAAGTTGTAGGTAGACAGAACGGAACTATACAGTTTTCGAGTAGCATCTTTACCTTTGTTAATTCTTCAGTAGGATTTGATAATCAACTGTTTGATGCTTCTCTATATGACAATTTTGCCGCAGCAGAATTACGAATCATCATTAACACTGTTAAAGATAAATTATTAGTTGATGATTTACGAGTAGAATATTTAAAATTATTCTTTGCAAGTTTACGTTATGTTCTACATGAACAAATTTTTGTTGATTGGGCATTTAAAACTAGCTTTGTAAAAGCAACTCATAATGTTGGAGAGTTAAAAGAAAAAGTTACTTATAATAATGATAACTTGTCTAATTTTGAAGATTATATCAACGAAGTAAAACCGTATAGAACAAAAATTAGAGAATATATTAGTTCTTATAACAAGACAGATTATGCTAGACAATCAACAACTGACTTTGATTTAATTCCGTTAGTTAACGATAACTTAACTGTTACTCCTATGAGTGTAACGGTGCAGACTGACGGCAGCATTGCAGCAGGGTCGAATAGTATACTTGCTTACCCTTGGAAACATTGGTATGATCATGTAGGATTTACCATCCAGTCTATTGAAATATTTGATGGCGGCAGCGGTTATATTACTCGACCTATAGTTAAAATTGAAGGCGGATTTGGTACTGGAGCTCAAGCTAAAGCATATATTTCTAATGGTAAAGTTAATCGCATTGATTTAATATCCGGTGGTACTGGGTATCTTAAAGCACCTACGATTATTATTGACGGCGGCCTTTCAGAAACTGGCACTGCTGCAACAGTAGTTGCTATTATTGAAAGTGAAGTTGTTAGAGCTAACAAAATTGCTATTAAGTTTGATAGAATAACACGAAATTATTATACTAGTGGTGATCTTAATAAAGTTTCTGAAGACCTTGATGGCACCGGCTCGAGAGTACAGTTTGCACTAAAGTGGAGTCCTCGAATAGAAATTGGATCTGTTTCTATAAAACTTTATCCAGTTGGTATAGATCCTGATACAGTCGGAGTTACTGGAATTGATATTTTACGAGGTGAATATAAACTATCAACTAAAAAATCTACCAGTAAAGGTTACACTAGCTATTCTGGATTATTAACATTAGACACCGCTCCGGCAGTGGGTGAGACAATTAGAATTATCTATGAAAGAAACTTTGAACACTTGTCAGCTGCTGATAGAATTAAATTCTTTTACAAACCTACCGCTGGTATGTTAGGAGTTGATCTAGCACAGTTGATGCACGGCATTGATTATGACGGAGTTCAATTACAAGGACTGGGATTTGGAGCAACTGGCGGCTGGGATGCGCTTCCATGGTTTACTGATGAATGGGATGGATTTGATCCCAAGTATGATGACAGAATTATCACAGCCAGCGCAGGTGACTACGGCTATACATTAGGATACACTCCGGATGCAGGAGAAGTTATTAATGTATACATTTCTAGATATGTTCCTACAGCAACAGTTAATCTTTATATAGTGGCACTTTCACCATTAGATGATAAATCTCTATGGATTACTACCGACACTGCTCACGGATTTACTGCTGATATGTTTATTACTATATCAGGAGTGATTCACTCCGGAAACTACAATGGAACACATAGAATTCGACAAATAATTTCTGAAGATAAATTTTCAATTACTTTAGGAGAATCTGCAATGTTGGGGATTAGTGGAACTGTGTACGGATATAGATACAGTGCTCCTATTAGAATCGATGATCCTGCATTTAGTACATATCCAATGTCTGGTAAACCAAATGTAGTAATGACATCCATTGTAGCTAATGGTACAACTGATGCGTTTACGTTACCTAATGCACATTTGACTATTAATAATAACGATAAAGTTATTTTCCGCAAGAGTACTAGTGATGGAAGCATTTTACCTCAGCCTAATGAGTACGATACCCAATTACAGGGCGGTGCCTTTGATGGTTCAACACTGACTACAGCAACAGGATATGCTCCTGCTGATATCAATGTTGATGGCGATGATTTCGTAACTCCAAACACAAGTCATGCTCCTGAAGAAATCGTTCCAGGTCACATAACAGATGCAGTAGCTATTAAAGTATATCATAGACCAGCAGGCGGAGCCCCAAATATTCTGTTTAAGAATTACAAAGGCAACGGCTTAACTACTGAATTTATCATAGGTCAATACTTTGCTACTGATCGAGCAGTAATTGTGAAAGTTGGCAATGAAATAATTGACCAGCTAGACTATACTATTGATTGGTCGTCAAACTTTATCAAGTTTGATACTGCACCAATTACTGATTCAGTTGTTAGTGTAATTAGTATAGGATTTAATAGCGAAAATATATTAGACTTAGATTACTTTATAGCTGATGGCAGCACTACTGAATATGTAACTCGTGCTCCGTGGCTTGAAAGAGCACTAAATTCTACTGTGCTAGTCAATGGAGCTGTAGCTGAGTACGAATTATTTAAGACTGATTCAACATATGATAGTCCTAATAGAGTAGCTATACGATTTGGAACAGCAGTGGAAGAAAATGCTCTTATCAATTATATGATAGATACAAGTACTTCTATACAAACTTCTAGTGTTGTAAAAAGTCAAATTATTACCACTAACGGGGTTGATGTAAGTTATAACTTAGATAATTTAAATTCATCTTTATTGCCGGGAAATAGATTACAGCCTTATGAAACTAATATTATTGTAAGAAAAGGTCAAGAAATACTTCGACCACCTACAGTTATGTACTTTACAATGTTAGATAACAATTTGTCTTATAATATTCCTGCACATAAATTTGCAACTTATACAATTAATGCTACAGATATTCAAGTCTATTCTGATTCTAATAAGCTAATACCAGGTGTAGAATATATTATTGATTTATTGGGAATCACAGTAGAGCTTGCACAATCGTCATATGTAGAAAATGCCAAGTTAGCAGTAGTAGTTACTTTAGATTCGGATTATTCTGTAACTAACAACGGTACCATAGAGTTTGCTACAATCTATCCAAATAACACCGATATAGAAATAATTACATTCTATAATCATATGTTGCTAGATATTGATAGAACTACGGATGTATTTGTTCCGTCTACTATATTAACTCCGGGCACAACTGACTATTATGAATTTACTAATAAGTTAGGTGGACAGTTTAGCCTACGTCGTCCAGCAGTGTCAGATGATTATGTTTGGATTATTAAAAATGGAACATTATTAACTCATAGCGTTGACTATGTAGTAGAAGATGATCGAGTAACTGTTAAATTAAAAGATTCTCTAATTGATACTGATGTAGTCCAAGTAATGTTGTTCTCCGATGAAACAATAACTACTAGTTTTGGATTCATGCAGTTTAAAGATATGTTAAATCGTGTACATTACAAACGTCTACGTGCAGACAAAGCTACTATCCTAGCTGCTGATCTAAATCAGTCAGATATTGAGATTGTTGTAGATGACGGCTCAGTATTCTCTGTACCTAATCCAGCACTAAACTTGCCTGGTATTATTGAGATTAATGGAGAGCGTATCGAATATTTTACTAAAATAGGTAATGTATTAGGTCAGTTACGCCGAGGAACATTAGGTACAGGCACTCCAGTAGTTCATGCAGCTGGCACAACTGTACAAGATATAGGCCCAACTGAAACCATTCCGTATTCTGACACCATTATTGTTAATACAATAGTCAGTGACGGATTTACTACAGATGTGGGCAACTTAGCGTATATTCCTAAACTAGGAATTAATCCTAAACCTAAACAGCATAATTATGATACGGTTGACGTATTTGTTAACGGCTACAGATTAAAAAAAGCAGAATACAAACTGTTTATGGAATCAAACCCTAACCATCAACCGTACAGTCCCGAAGGCGATATAACTTTCCCTGCAGAATTTAGTGTAGACGGAGTTCATAATCGAATCACTCTAACAACTGCTGCTGCTGAGAAAACAAAGGTAGTTATTGTTAAGAAAGAGTTAAAATTATGGGAAGATGAAGGCAAGAGTTTAGCAAATTCTAACAATAAGATTGCTAATTTCTTGAAAGGAAACGCAACGGTTTGGCCACGATAAATAATAAACAATGAGAGATCACTATGCAAGGTAAAGACTTATCAGGAATTCACATAGAGGGACATATTAAAATATATGACCCTAAAACACAAGAGGTTTTCATTAATAAACGTAATGCTATACACTACGAAAATATGAGCATTGCGCTGGCAGAAAGTATTGCCAACGCCGGGCAAGGATTTATCTATGAGATTGCGTTTGGCAACGGTGGTACAACTGTAGACCCTACAGGTATTATTACCTACTTAACGCCAAATTCAACTGGGACAAGTGCTACATTATACAGTGAGACCTACAGTAAAGTAATAGATGATCGCTCAGTAACTAATTTAGATCCTGTAAGGAACAAGATTGAAACTCGACATGTAACAGGTACTAACTATACTGATGTATTTGTTACTTGTTTGCTAGATTATGGCGAGCCGCAAGGACAAGATGCATTTGATAACACAACTAACAACAATTCAGACTTTGTGTTTGATGAGTTAGGCTTACGATCTTATAGTACTAGTGGGACTGGCAAGTTATTAACCCACGTTATTTTTCACCCTGTACAAAAGAGTTTAAATCGTTTGATCCAAGTTGACTATACAGTACGTATCCAGAGTTTGACTGGACTAAGTGAGGTTGCATAATGTCATATAAAATTGATCACTCAGATCTTCCAAATAATGGTTCTATTACAGTTGACGACCAACAGCTTAATCAGCAAACAAGTTTAACATTTGTAGGAAAGAATTACACTGGATATTCACAATTTATTGCAGAAAATTTCTTACATTTATTAGAAAATTTTGCTAGGGCCACTGCCCCTGGCGAACTTCCAGGCGAAGGTTCCCCCATCCCAGGTCAGCTATGGTACAATACCGGGCGTACTTCTGACCCAGCCAAGCCTCAATTACTAGTATACGACGAATCTCATAATTGGGTACCTGCTGGTAATGTTATTAAATCAATCAGTCCTCCAACAAATGCTACAATTGGAGATTTGTGGGTTGATACCTCAAACCAACAGCTATCTCTATGGTCGGGTTCAAGTTGGATTCTTGTAGGCCCGCAGTTTAGTGCGGGCGCACAAACAGGCCCGTATGTTGGAGACCCAATACCTGATACAACATCTCCGATTGCTATTAATCATAATGTTATTAAATTAATTGTAGCTGACGAAATTGTTGCAATTATTAGTAAAGATGCATTTACTCCTAAGACGACGATCGAAGGATTTGCAACAATAAAACAAGGCATTAACATTTCTACTAAAGATTTTGACGGTAACGGCACTGTTCTTAATAAATTATGGGGCACTGCTGAAACTGCATCTAGTTTATTAGTGGGAAATACCGCAGTTGCAGCAACAAACTTTTTAAGAAGTGATATTGCTAGCGTTACTAATTATGGATTAGGAATTAGAAACAATGCAGGAATTACTGTAGGCTCTGACTTAGCAACATCATTAACAGCTAGTCAAGTAGGAGAATCAGTTTTATATAACAAGATTGATGGCTCTAGCATTTTTATTAGAATTAAACAAAGTGGTGTTGATAAAGATGTTATCACAGTTACTGGTCCACGTGTTGGAGTTAACAAAACTAATCCGGCTCAAGCGTTAGATGTAACTGGATCAATTGCAGCAAGTGATAGTATATTAATTACCGGAACTACTAATGCCACTAATCTAATTACTGGTAGTTTACAAACAGCAGGCGGAGCAGCCGTTACAAAAAATTTACAAGTTGGACAAAACTTAACTGTAATAGGTACTGCGGCAACCGGTGCATTAACGGTAACAGGCGCACTTGCAGCATCAGGCGCAATAACAGCACCTACAATTAATGCAACTACGTTTAACGGAACATTTGTAGGTCAACTTTCTGGATCAGTAACTGGTACAGCAACACGATTAACTAGTCCTACAGTATTTCAATTGCAAGGAGATATAACTAGTAATTCAATTAGTTTCACTGGCGCACAAGTAGGCGGTACTGCAACATTTACTACAGTTATATCGTCAGACTTTATCAATACTAAAACTGCGGTCTTTGATTCAAATAACTCCGACGAATTAATTATTAATAGAATTGGTACAGGGTTAAGAAAAACTAATAAACAGACTTTTTTAGCAAATGTTGCAACAATACCAACAGGAACTATTCTTCCTTTTGCAGGAACAACTGTACCTAACGGATATTTGTTATGTGACGGTAGCGAACAATTAATTTCGTCGTACCCGGAACTTTTTGCTATAATTGGGTACACCTACAAACCACTAGTAGATATACTAGGAGTATCAACTTTTGGTATACCTGATCTTAGAGGCAGATTTCCTTTAGGAAAAGATAGTATGAATAATGGAACAATTGTTCCATTATTGCCAACTGGAGAAACGTCAAACACAACAATTGGTCCAGCAGCAGATAGAGTAACTGAGGTCACTGCAGATACTGTTGGTATGTATAACGGTGCAGAAGATAAGACATTGACAGTAAATAACCTTCCGCAGCATAGACACAACTTACAAGGAAATGCGGGCGGCCAGTACTATGCATTTAGAAATGCTCCCGGCGCACCCGACGATACTGATGCAACAAGTGGCCTAGGAGCTACTGATACTAATACTGGTCAGTATTTAACTAATAGTGGACCAATTGTTGCCAGCGGCGCACTAGCGGTTCCATTTAATACAATGAATCCGTACTTGACAATTAACTACATCATCTTTACTGGTAGGATTATATAATGACTTATAAGATTAATAAAACAGACGGTGCGTTAATTGCTGAAGTTATTGACAGCGCAATTGATCAAACAACTACAGATATTACTCTCATTGGTAAAAATGTGTCCGGATACGGCGAATTTATCAATGAGAACTTTGTAAAGATTCTTGAAAATTTTGCTAATACAAGTCAACCTAATAACCCACTGACTGGTCAAATATGGTTTGACACTAGTGAAAACAGATTAAAAGTATATGACGGCCTTGGTTTTAAAAACGGCAGCGGCCCTATAGTATCAAGTACTCCACCAACTACAGCAATCCAAGGAGATTTTTGGATTGACAGCGCAGAAAATCAACTGTACTTTTATACTGGCACTAACAAATACCCCGCTAGTAAAATTTGGAAAGATAGCCAAAAAAAATCAGGATTTGAAGTTGACACTATATATGACACTAATAATGCTCCTAGAGTAATTGTTAAACTATATGTCGGGCAAGCATTATTGGGTATATTCAGTAAAGATCCCGTAGCGTTTACTCCTCGTGAGGATAGTATTGGCCTTGGGGGATTCACCGGTGAAATTGGTCCAGGATTTAATCAAAGTACACTAGCAGGTATGAAATTCCGTGTTACTGCTACTAACGCTGATGCATTAATGGGTAAAACACCCGCAAACTTTGTATCAACGCTGGGTAATTCGACAATTGCCTCGCCAAGCGGCCCAGACGGCCCCGGAACATTATCAATTTTAAATAGCACTCCGTTGATACTAGGGGCAGGATCTCAAACTGAGATTAGGGTTGATAATAGTTCATTACAGATAGTATGTGCCTATCCTTATCAGAACTTTTTGCTTAAAGTTAAGAATTCGGGCGGAGTTGTAGATGCAATACTAGTGGATAGTCAACACAGTAAAGTTGGAATTTTTAACAATACTCCGGAGTATACCCTAGATGTAACAGGTAGTTTTAGAGCATCTACACAGTTACAACTTCCAAAATATACAGTTTTTGACCGTGATGCAAGAACTATGTCTAGCGAAAATAATGGAGAGTTAATTTATAACACTACGACAGATAAAATTCAAGCATACGCAGCAGGCACATGGGTAGATCTAAATTGAATTTTAAACTAAATACTAATAGTTAAGGGGTAGAACGAATGTCGTACAGCATTAATAGATATAATGGAACAATAGTGTCCGTCGTTGAAGACGGCACCATCGATAATACGCTTGATATTAAACTTATCGGCAAAAATTATGCTGGTTATGGCGAAGTCCAAAACGAAAATTTTGTACATTTACTAGAACACTTCGCAGGCCCAACAGAACCTTCTCGCAGAATTACTGGTCAAATTTGGTATAATAGTGACTCTAAGAAATTACAGTATTATACTGCTACTGGTGCTACTGGGTGGAAAACAACAGGCGGTGCTGAAACCGGTCCCACTCCCCCAACTAGCCCCACATTAGGAGATTTCTGGTGGGACACTGCTAATGATCAACTGTTTTCATGGAGCGGAACACAATTTATTTTAGTTGGCCCACAAGGAGTTTCAGGTAGCGGAACTACGCAACTGAAATCTCGCAGTGTTAAAGCAGCTCCTGGTGGCATAGTTGGCGGCACGTATGTTCCAATTATTCAAGCCATTGTTGATGACTCTACGATATATATTATTTCTAAAACTTCATTTGAAATTGACCAAACAGTTCCCGGGAACACAATTGCAGGCTTTGGAATTATCAAAGCCGGTATCACATTAAAAGATACTAACAATGCAGAAGGTGTAACTACTTCAGCAACTGAAGTTTTCCATGGAACTGCTACTAATGCATTGGCGTTAGGTGGCGTTACCGCTAACGATTTTCTTGCTATTTTAAATTACGATTTTACACCGGCAGCTGATCCTGTACTGTTTAATAGTGGCGGATTTACTGTTGGTGGCACAAGTGGTGCTGGCGTTAATACACTAACAGTTAATATTAATTCAAGTAATCCAGTATTTAAATCAGCAACTTCATTAATGTCTTTTCAGACAACTTCGGGATCAGTTAAGACTCCGTTGACGTTGTCTTCTAATAACATTTTGCCAGGTGCTGATAGCGTATCTAACATTGGCTCTGCTAGTTTTAAATATGCTACAGTATATGCAACATCGTTTAACGGTCCGGCTACTCAAGCAGATTCTCTTAGTGTTGGCGGCAATTATCAAGTAGCTAGCACCTCAGCTGGCGTAAACACAGTAGCTGCGCGAGACAATTCTGGAAACTTAACAGCCAATGTGTTTAATGGTACAGCTACCGCAGCTCGTTATGCTGACTTGGCTGAAAAATACTTGGCTGATGCAGAATATGAAGTTGGTACAGTTGTTATGATAGGCGGCGAAACTGAAGTTACCGCAGCACAAGTTGGATTCCGTGCAATTGGTGCAGTATCTGCTAATCCTGCACATTTAATGAATAGCGAATTAGCAGGCGGCACGGCAGTTGCGTTAAAAGGACGAGTTCCAATTAAAGTAACAGGATCAGTTATTAAAGGTCAACGTTTAGTTGCTGGCCCAAACGGCACTGCTCAAGCAGCCATGGGAAATACTGCAGATGTGTTTGCAATTGCATTAGAAAGCAGTGACGACACTGGAGTTAAACTAGTCGAAGCACTAGTATTATAAGGATAAAACATGTCAGCAGGGCAAGGTCAAATAATTGAAAAAGCTGATTACGATACTATTAAAGCTAAAGTTGATTTAGTTTTAGGTACGGGATCAGGACAAACAGGATACGGTCAAACTATTACTTCGCCAGCAGTTACTGCTGGTGCTGTAATATACGCCCAACAATGGCTTTATTTAAGAAATGATATGGTAAAGTGTCGCCAACACCAAACTGGTGCATCTGTAGGTACAGGTAGTGCAACAGATGGAGCAAACTTATTAGTACCATCAAGCGGAGCTTCAATTACAGAAGCATTACGTAATCAATTTAATCTATTTTCAAATACAATCACCTCAGATAAATTCTCAATTGGTGCTGGACAATATTCTGGTGAGGGATTAATTACTGGAACCTATTCTTCGGCATGGAACGGAACATTAACACATACTGTTACAGTCTCAAGTACTGCTGATAACATGCGATATTTTTTCAATGCTGGCGGCAAGATTCGTGTATCTGCTAACCGTTCCGGCGGCACATCTAGTAGCAAGAATACTACTTGGGACACCATGTTTAGTCAGATGGGCGAATTCCAGATGGATTATACCCAGACAACATTTACTGGTGCAGCAACGGGTTCTGCAATAGGTTGGTTTGATCTTACTACATCAAATCAGCTAGTTGGACAAAAAAGTGCTCCGTCAGGTTCTTATGCAGAAAATAGATACTACATCTATGCTCGTCGAGATGCAGGATCAACTCAGTTGATTTTAACAATTCAGTTTCAAGACAATGACGTTGGCGATCCAAACTTTGACGAAAATGTTGACGGCACATTAAACAGTGTTATCAGTCAATACCGCCCGTCCGGTGCAAACGTATCAGTAACAGCACCTACTGCTAGTCAGTCAATATCGTAACTCTAAACTTCTTGACAAGCTAATTACTATACTGTATAGTAAAAGCTCTGGAGGTTACTGTGGACGAACGATTAGAAAAAGCATTTCAAACAGCCAATTATATGACCACGTTGAGCAATCAACGTAAGGTTATTCTTGAAGAATTTCAACAAAGTCTTATCTATTATTTTCAAGGTGCAAGTTTCACAATTGATAGAAACTTAATTACCTTTATTGGCACACTTGTTACTCGTGAAACTACAGTAGCCGTAGTACTTGACGATAATAACATTCCCGTAGAAATCCCCGATTTAAAATTATTTTTAGACGAGATTATTTCTATCTACTTTAGTGCAACCAACGACTATTTGGTAAAGTACAATCAAATTAAAACCAAACGCCGTGTTGGCGATTTAATGGCCCTATGACACGTGGCGTATTAATATTTGCGCAAAATAATGCAGAGATTGACTATGCAAAGATATCTTTGTTTGCCGCCAAACGAGTAAAAGAATATCTAGGAGTACCTGTTAGTTTAGTTACAGATAGCGCAAGCTGGCTTAAACAAAGTCAGCCAGATGCCGAACAAGTGTTTGATCAAATCATAGAAATATGGACAGAAACACATCAGACTAAAAAATTCTATGACGGATCGCTGGCTGTAAAAACGTTAACATGGAAAAACTTATCACGTGTTGATTGTTGTTTTTTGTCTCCCTATGATGAGACGCTAGTTATTGACAGTGATTTCATTATTAGCAGCCCTACATTAATGAATATATGGGATAATCAAAACGATTTCTTAATATATAAAGATAGTTTTGATCTAGCTAGCTGGCGCGATGACCGCAGTTTTAGATATTTAAATCAACATTCTATTCCGTTCTATTGGGCCACTGCATTTTATTTTAAAAAGACCGCAGCTACATGGGCGTTCTTTGATCTAATTAAAAACATTAAATTAAATTGGAATTATTATAGATTGTTGTATAATATAGACTCTACAGTATTTCGAAATGACTTTGCGTTCAGCATTGCTATACATATGATGGGTGAAGATTTTGCAACGCCGTTGCCCGGAAAAATGAACTACATTTTAGATAGAGATATTTTGTTAGATATAGACAATTCTAAATTAACATTTTTAGTTGAAAGGAAAAATTTTAACGGAGAATACACAGCAGTTAAGACCAGCAATCTAGATGTACATGTTATGAACAAATATAGTCTTACTCGTTGTATTGACGGAGTAGTAAATGAGTAAAGGATTTTTAGTACTTGCTCAGAATAGTGATGTTGACTATGTACGTCAAGCATATGCACTAGCGTTAAGCATTAAAGCGACTCAGCCTACTATTAATAATGTTAGCATTATTACTAATGATATGTTGCCAGCAGGATTTTCTAAAGCATTTGACAAAGTTATTCCAATCTACTTTGGAGACTCGGCTGCAAACAGTGCATGGAAAGTAGAAAACAGATGGAAACTGTACAGATCAAGTCCGTACGACGAAACTATTGTATTAGATGCAGATATGCTAGTATTAGATAATATAGAACATGTTTGGAAATTTGCCAGCGAACGAAATTTGTGTTTTACTTCATCAGTTACAGATTATAAATCTCGTATAGTTGTTGACGACACATATAGAAAAATGTTTGTAGCTAACGATTTACCAAACTTATATTCTGGAATGTGTTATTTTAAAAAATCTCAACTTGCAGAGGACTTTTTTAAACTGCTAGAATTTATTACTAATAATTGGAATAAAGTCTTCTATGACGCTGCGCCTAAAAACATGCAGAACTTTTATAGCTTTGATGTCTCAGTGGCCATTGCTGCCAAGTTAATGGGCATTGACGATATTGTTACACATAAACATAGCCCATTTACTTTCACACACCTAAAGCCAGCATTACAAGGTTGGGATCCAATTCCACAATCTTGTCTAAGCCAACTATTGATAAATTTTACAGACTCTAGAGAATTATATCTAAATAATTTTAGACAACGAGGAGTGTTTCATTATGTAGAGGATGCATTCCTTACTGATGAAATTATTAAAAAATTAAATGTATAATCCAGAAGAAGACGTTATACCCTACGAGCTAATAGCTAAGTCGTTAGCATTGAGTACTGTAGTATTACCTTATCGAGTGTACTTTGATAAAGATACCGGAGATATTTTAAGTGTTACAAATGAAGCCAGTACTCAGTATGACTATTTTGTAGAATTTGAGTTTGATATTGTTAAAGACTTTTTGAATGGTGTTAGCCAATTTAAAGATTTTCAAATTACGTTTATTGACCAAAATACACCAAGAATTGTTTCTAAGTACGAAGATGATATTACAGCAGTATTTTTAACTCAAGCACCGTTAGTAACAAACTGGGACAGTATGTTTACTATTGAAAATTATCCTACATTTAAAAAATGGGGATTTCAAATACGTAACGATCAACGAGAAATATTAAAAAAATATAACCTTAATACTACACTTGAGATTTATGTAATCGACAAACGTAACATGAATTTTATCTATAGAACTATTAAAATTTCAATAAATGAATTAATTAAAAAAGATAGAGAAATTGTGTATTACCATTCTGACAAAGAAGGTGATATCAATAATACAGTAGTGTATGTTAAACAATTCTTCTCATCAGTTGGACATTATATAATACCATGACACAAACAGTTAAAATTTTAGATTACGATATTATCTATCTCAGCTACGATGAACCGAACGCTGAAAAAAATTATGCAGATCTGTTAAAAAAAGTGCCTTGGGCAAAACGTGTACACGGAGTTAAAGGTAGTGATGAAGCACATAAAGCCTGCGCTCGATTAAGTGATACCGATCGATTTGTTACAGTAGATGGTGACAATACAGTACGAGAAGATTTCCTAAATCAAGAAATTGATTTTGATGAACATAAAGATTTATCAAAGTGTGTTATTAGCTGGGCAGGATACAATGTAGTCAACGGACTTATGTACGGTAATGGCGGATTAAAGTTATGGCCTAAGCAGTACGTATTAGACATGAAAACGCACGAAAACGCACCCGCTGATGATCCTAATGCACAAGTAGACTTCTGCTGGGATGCAGAGTACATACAGATGAATAGTTGCTTTAGTGATGTGTATAATAATGCAAGTCCGTTTCAAGCATGGAGAGCTGGATTTCGTGAAGGTGTAAAAATGTCACTAGAGCGCGGAGTTAAAACAGCCAACAAAGAATTTAAGAAAGAAATTCATTGGAAGAACTTAGATCGTTTGCGAGTTTGGCTGAATGTTGGAGCTGACTCAACAAACGGACTATGGGCTATTTTAGGAGCCCGCCACGGATGCTACATGACCAACTGCACTGATTGGGACTATGTACAGGTTAGAGATTTTGATTACCTTACTAGTCTCTGGCACAATGACGTGGAGCATTTGAACGTTGAAGACTCTATTAAGACCTATGGTGTTAGCTTAAAAAACGCACTCGATCTTGAGATAGCAACATTAGATGCAGATGCTAGTAAATTTTTTAAATCAGTGCACCTTAACCAATATCGTAAAGGTAGTGGATTTCTGGATAAAGAATAATGTACGATATAGTATTTTACAATTCTAAACCTCTACCTGAAGAGCGTCAAACGTTTTTAACAGAAAAATATCCTCACGCTAAATTTGTAGAGTTTGACAACACACTAACTAATACTGCTAACTTGGCTAAGAAAAATGTTCTTACTAAATTCTTTTGGTTTATAGATTCAAGTTATGAATTTTTAGA